GTGTGCCTATCATAGTGGCCGTACTTGGTACGTACGGTTCTTTCAGGTCCTCTCCAAAGTATTGTCGGCATACGAGGTCACTCCTTAATCATGCCACCAAGAGCCAAATCGTAGCGTTTGCAGTGTCATCGGTAGTCCCGTCTGCGGTTGCTTCACAGTCTGCGGTCAATACTAGACCACTGAAACTGACAGCGAGATTCGCTGTAGCGTCTTTGCTGTGAGCAAGGCAAGACAGGATGACGTTAGCCCCACCACTTAGTGTGATGGTTTCCGCCTCTGCCAATGCGCCTAGAGTTAGGCATACCATGCGTGGTTGCATTCTGTTCGTACCGTCAGTCTGACGGGCTGCGAAAGATGTCAAAGCGCCTGGGTATCCAGTAAGCCATGATGTATCATCTTGGTCCACTCCCGCTTGTAGCGGAAGGTCTAGGTCAACCGCAATAGTTGCGGATGCACTCGTTGTGTAGGTTATTCCTCTGTGTGTTGTTGCTGCCATATCATATCACCTCTGTTATCTCTCCACCAACCTCATGCAAGGTCACGGATTGAACCTCCTGCACCGAAGAAAGAATCCCATACCTCACCCATGGTTCGGTAGAGTCCCTCTTGTCCTAGTCTGTTGATGGCGAATGGGTCACCTGTTTCGATACCCGACTCGAAATACTGAGTTGGGATTGCGGTCTGGAACCATAGGTAGTCAGTATCGAAGTAGTAAATCCTCGAGATACCCGATGTGTCCTGCACTACGTCCTTGGAAGGAATGATTGGGACACCGTTGTAGGTAGCCACAATGAATCCAGCCTCTATACCTGGAACACCCTTTACACCGTTGTAGGTTGGGGTGACCCTCTTGGACTCCATGAACCTTTGCTGGCTCTGTAGGAGTTGCTGTACACGCATTAGGGTATCATACCCAGTCAGCATGACCTTGGGGTTACCACCACGCTTCCAAATCTGCTGGAACAATCCGTCCAGTTGATTTAGGCTTAGGTTCCTGTTAGTGTTGGCTGCGGAAGACACGTCTACCTCAGCACTGTGGAAGTCTGCGCTACCATCACGAGTGATGGAGTACAGGTCGTGGTCTGTGGTTGCGCTCACGTGACCTGTGCCTGTTGTCATCGAGTCAGGGTCTGTGGTCAGACGGTCTAGTGACTCGAGGTCGTTAAGGGCTGGGGTCTCCACATCTTCTAGGAGCATCCTGTTGATGTGGTCTGCGTGGTGCTTGCCCATTTCCTCTTTGAGGACCTGGCGTACGTCTCCAAGACCGTCATCCTTGTCAGATAGGAACATGCTTACTTCGCTTAGGTCGAAAGCGTGTCCAATCGTCTTTGGCTTTGCAGCCACGTGTAGGAAGTCAGGCTTGGTGGTGTCAGGCAGAGTAGCGTTTTCAGCCAGTCCACCGCCCACTGTGAAGGAAGGCTTGGAGGTAATGATTCTCCATCCACTTCTTTCCCAAGGCTTCTTTGGAAGGATTGAGAACGCGTTGAACTCTTGGTTCAGTTGCGACCAAACTTTCCTTCCGTAGATTGCTTGGTAAGTACCTGCAGTGGTGCTCATTAGCGGTGCATCCGCTTTGAGTATGTCTCCACTGCTGTATGTGTACCCAGTCGTTGCGGTACCACCGTAGTAGTACCTTTCCATATCTTGTATTGTTCTTACGTAATTACGTGCCATATTCAGTTGCCTCCTTGTAGGGCTTTTCCAGCCATCCTGTGGACGTCGTCCCATGACATCTCTGCCATGTCTCTAGTCTCAGGAACTGTCATCATTGGAACACTTGCAGACTTCTGTATGTCTTCGCCTTCGGAGGTCGAGAAGGTCTCGATTCTCTCACCTAGAGCGATAACAGCCTTCTGTAGGTCTGCTAGTGGACCGCGAGCGTCGAACTCTGTTCGTGACTTCTCAGTCGCGTCTGCGGAAATCTCCTTTTGGAGTCTCATGGAGAACTCGTTACCAAGTTCAGTCTTGAACTTCTGCTCTAGAGCAGCAGCCTTGTAGACTTGGTATGCCTCTTCAATCTGAGAGGGGGACACTGCTTCAGGGGAAATGTAGTCGTCAGCCTTGATAACGTTCTTGTTACCGCTTCCGCCAGCGCCCATATCCATCTTCGGCCTCTTGCCCGAGTCATCCTCACCGGCTCCCTCTATGCTGCCCTGACCTCTGTGGTCAAAGCCGTGCTCTCCAGGGGAGTATCCTTTCTCTACCCCTTCAAGAGTCTCTTCTAGAGAAGACCTTGCAGCCACTGGGTCGTACCCAGCGGACTTAACAGTGGTCTCTAGCCAGTTAAGATAGTCTGTCGAGATAACATCATCTAGGTCGTCAGATGCTTTGTACATCTTATCATCCTTGCTTGTCTCGACTTCCTCCTTTTCCTTTTTCTTGTCGTCTTTTTTGTCCATTGCTTTCTCTGCGTCTTCCGATTTCTCCGACTCTTCGGCAGCCTTTACAGCAGCCTCTGCTTGGTCGGCATCGTCGAGTCTCTTAGAGAGCCTCTCCAACACATTCTGCAACTCATTCATCGTTTCACTTTCGTCACTCATGTTTTCACCTTTGTTTGTTGTTGTATCCTCCTTTAGGATTCTAAATTGGGCTTCAGGATTGATGCCCTTTTCGCAAATGGTCACTTCGTGCAACTCCATGCGGCGTATTTCACGATAGTCACCTCGGGTGCCATCATGTTTGTTGACACGCTCGAAAGCCTGCCCACCGATGGAGAACGACTTTAGGTTCCCCTTGCGAATCTCTGCTGCTACTTCTCGTGCCTTCTCTATGTCACTTCGTAGTTGGATGACAACGAACATTCCCGTGTCATCGACTTCCGACTTCCATACTCGGCCACCAGTATCAGTGTAGTTAGGGATTACCTCCCCTACTTGTATGTTAGAATGTGCTAGTTGGACGTTTCTGAATCCTGGAGATTTCATGAACTTGCCGAAAGCGTCCTTCAATGCGTTCTTTGTGATTAGGTCTCCTTGCTTGTCAACCATCTCAACAGACGCATAACCTGCTACGACCAATTCAGAAGACCTAGATTTCAATAACACAGGTTCGTCAATAGGAGCCTGCATCATAAGCATTAACGCACGATTTTTTTCTAATCCTACTTAAATCCCTATGATGAAACTGGAAGTTTTAAGTGTTTATTGTCTTTTTCTTTACGAGATGTTGAGAATCTTGGACAGTCTTCTGCTTTGTGTCCCATGCCTTGCCCACAGTCCTCTCCTATCTTTGCTCCACACCAGCAATCTCCACCTTTCTTTTGTCTATGACTTGGGTCATGGTCAGGAAGATTGTGCCCCTCAGTGTTCTCTGTTGGCCCACTGGGAGATTCGACAGGTGTGGCGTAGTCTATACCTAGTCCTTTAGGGCCAGTGAAAGTGGTCTTCTCTTTGAGTATGTTGTCCAAAGTCTCTAACGCACTCGTTAGTTGCTTGGCTAATTTAGGGTCTTTGAGTAATCTCTCTGCAGGCTTCAACACTTTCTTTGGTTTCTTGTCATGATTTGCTGGAGGCTCCGGTACGACATTCGCCTTCTTAGCCTTCTTCGTTTCTACTTCTGCTCTTAGGAACACAGCAGCGAGAGGTTCCCAATACTCTCTCTGTGACTCAGCCAAAGTCTCTAAGTATGAATTAGGAGCGTCTATTGCCTTGATGATAAATGAGTGACCGTATGGTTCAGTGTCGTACACTACATGTCCTGACGGGAAGTCCAAATGCACGCTGCCCTTTTTCACCCTCACATTGTGAGGGACATCTTGATTCTTCTCGCCACTCAATATAGACAGAGTCTGAAGACTGTCTGTAGAACTGGCTTCTGCTTCCTTGAGATACTTGGCACCATGCAAGGTGAACACTTTGAGATTGTCACGCCCTTTCGCTGTGACGTTTGATGTCTTAACAGTGATACATTGACCAGGCTCTAGACCCTCTTTCACTAATGAGCCTACATCCATGTAATGCTCTCCTTTGAATTTCACAGCCCTGTTGCCCAAACGCTTGGCTTGGTCTTCCAATAACGGCCCTACTCCTAACAGACAGGCACCTCCTGTCTCTAGCACCATTACATCCAACTGATGCTCTTTGGTCATCAGTAGCCATTTGGGGTGTCTTGTCTCACCCTTCATGTAAGTAGAGTCTGCATCTCTCAGCATGACTTGCTTTACTCCCTTCTCCTTCATGAGGTCCTTGAGAGCCCTCTCCAAACCCACAGTATCCACCCTCTTCGTATTGATAGGTGCAGGTATGAGCACTTCCTCGGTCGCTGAAAAGTTGGCTCGGAGATGACGGACTCTGTCTTTTGTTTCAGTGTTGCCTAGGTCTTCATCGCCTGCCTTTACTATGTCTAGTATGTGAAGCACCTCTCCGTCCCATATACAATCAACCAAGAAACCTGCTTTGTGTGCGGCTCTTACCCCCTCTCTAACTTTGCTTGGTAAGGGTACGTTTTCCTTATGTGTGTTGTAAGCCTGTACCTTACTACCCTTCTTGGATACCATGACTCTCTCTCCTTTCGGCCACGAAGAAAGCACCCAATCTCCGGATAAACCCTTGAAGCAATCTAAGTCATCGAGTGAGAAAATACGATGCATTGCCTTGACTGGTATGGGCTTCCCCTCGTCTTTATCGTCTTTGTAGAGTAAGTCTAAATCAGTCAGCACATCGAAAGACCGAAGTATTTCCCCACTACCACTCACGTTTTGCTGACCTGCTGGTACACTTTCAAAGTTGTCCAAACCATTAGGGGTGGCATCTATCATTGAGGATGTCATCCTATTCATTATCTCAGGATGGAAGTGAGTTGCTGACATAGGTGGGCCTGATGGTAAAGTAGTCACTCCTGACGGCATAGAACCCAGTGGTTGTTTTTCTGTCACTACACCAAAGTGTTGTTGTACCTGCTGGTTGAAAATAGAGCATGGTAGTTTGGACCGAGACAAATCTCCCCTACTACCAACTGAGACGGCACTTGGCTCGATTCTTGTTATATCCATCTTTTCATGCACGTTATCCCACCTTCCTCTGCAATGGAAGAAGTCAGCCAGCATCTCGAACTTCCTGTCTAGAGGCAAAGAGTCGTCGTAACCTGTCAAGGTATTCGCATGTTCGGGAAATGCTAACCTACCACTTCTATTTTTAGCCGTGGCTAAGTCTTTAGCAATAATTGACATTATACTTCTAGAGCCTTTAGGGGCATTGAACAATGCACTCCACTCATGAAACAACTCGTTCTGACTGACTGAGTTGCCCATCCTTGCTTTGAAGTAGTCCCTTAGTAGAATACTGAGTTGAGCACCTTTACCATACTCTGCTATCTTTCGAGCAGTATTGCTACTACCTTCCTTGTAACCCGCACCAGTATCATCAGGTTTCATCCAACCTACTGGATTCAAGTCTTTCTCATGGTGATTAACCCTCTTGAGATTCTCTAGATGGTCTGTAGCGTTTAGTTCCTTATGCTCCATCTTTGAATGTCTATCCCTCAACAATTCTAGTTTCTCTATGAGGTCGTCGACGTAGGTTGGGCCGTACATCTTCTTGAGCATGTCCAACATCTCCGAGTGACCAACCTCGGGGTCTAGGTAGTAATTGAGTAACTCATGACCGTCCACGTCTCTAGATGATGACTCCTCAGATACTTGCCTCAACGGGTGCGAATTTCTCTCTTCCTTGATGTTCTCATCTAGGTCTTCCCACATCTGTCCATCACCGCTGTTGTCCTTGAAGGTCCGCCTATCAGATATCACATATTTACTATACTTGGATTGAGATTGGTAATCATTGTATGTGAGATTGTTAGTCTTTGGGTCATAATCAAACCCAGCATCAGAGAGTTTTGAGACCCAATCTTCAATCTCACCTGAATCTCTCGCTGCCGGTATGACATTACTCATCACTCTTGCCAACAGGTCTTGGTCATCCCCCTGCATGAGATGATAGCCGGACTCTAACAATCTGTACATCATAGCACGCCTACGTGATAACTCTGCACCTCCAGACACTGGTAAGTCGGAGTGGATACGAAGATTCTCATCTTGGAACTTAGACATCTTATCTTTGAGAGATAAGTTTGAGTAACTGTCATCTGCTTCGGACGCCCTCAACGCATAATCGGCTAACATAATAGGCCATGAATGCTGTAACGCTTGGAACAAATTGACCTCGTCTTTGACTATCTGCATGACCTTGCCTGGACTGATACCTGCTCTGTAGTAGATGTCAGGCTCATCTTCCGACTCATACTCATTGCCTAGTTCTTGATGTGCTCTATGCTGGGCTTTGTCAGACAACTCTTCCGCAGCCTCATTGACTTGAGGTGTTCGGTATTCGGGCTGTGTAGGTGAATGCATCACGTGGTCTACCCATTGAGCAGCAAACTCAGCAGGGTGAGGGCCTAACGCGACAGGTTTACCGTCTTGTTGAATGATACATCTTTCAGGCACTTCCAACATCTGTTGGCTCATATAACGA